CCCAGGCGCTTGCGAACACCAACGCAGCCCTCGCCAAAACCGAGCAGGAGATCTTCAGAGCCGAGCATCCGCTGACTGGCATCGACAAGAAGCTCTTCGAGATTGCAGCCAAGCACATGGTCACAGTGCAGGAGCGCGGAGACCTTGAAGCCCGCCACTGCGACAGCGAGGACTTCATCGAGATTCCGGTCTGGGGACTGGAAGCCGCCCTCAAGGATGCCTACGAGGCAGGACGCAAGAGCAAGTAAAAAAACGGCGCTGCCCTTCCTGAAATACGGAAGGGCGCATGCCGAACAGGAGGAAAAACATGGATACATACACACAGCTTGAAATGCTGACGTCAGTCATCGCCAATCTGCCCGAAAGCGGAGCATGGACGGAGCGTGACGTGATGGAAACGCTTCTGGAGGTTTTTGAACCGCAGGAGCTTACCGAGATTGGATACGGCGACCGGGTGAGTGCTTACCTGAAAGAATACGGCTGATTGCACACTCCCGCACCACGTTCGCTTGTGTGGGGCTTTTCATGGCGGCAGCGGATAACTTGCCCCTGCGAAAAGACGCCCCACACAGCGCGTTTGTGCGCATTCTGTGCGATGTACAATTCCGCCTGAATCATCGGCTCATGTTTGTCACATTTATTTTGCGGAAAGGCGTGGACTTTTCCCAGAAAAGACGGTAATATGTGCATACCGCAAGCGAAGCGGAATCAAAACCAAAGGAGCGAATCTACATGAAAATTCTGGTATGCGAACCCGGCAAGCACCCCTACGTCAAGGAGATTGAACACACGCTGGAGAACCTGCAGAAAGAGGTCGGCGGATACATTCAGGCGCTGTACCCCTTCGAGGAGGAGGTCGCAGTGGTGTGCAACGAGGAGGGACTTTTCATTGAGGGACTGCAATGGAACAGAACAGTCGAGAAGTACGGTCCGATCAAAGGTACCTTCTTCGTCTGCGGACTCGGAGTCGAGGATTTTACCGGGCTGACCGATGAACAGGCTGAAAAGTACAAGGCACTTTTCTGGGAGCCTGAGATCTTCATCCCGACACCCAACGGCATGGTGGTACTCCACATCGTAGAGTAAAAAATAGGGGCAGGGCTGCGGTTCTGCCCCATCTCCGTATCGATTTCCGGTGCATTTTTCTGCCGCTATAATATGTACAATTCCTGCGGAAATTCACCGTTTTTCTTCTGTACATTTAGCCGCTTGATAAATTTTGCTAAAAGAGTTACTATGTACACAACGGAAGGGCAAAGCCCACCGAAACAACGAAAAGCGGAGGAAAAAACAATGATCAGCTACGGATTGGCAAAGGCAAGAGCAATGGCAGGCAGAGACGACTGGAACGCACGTGAGGCGATCAGAAGCGCCACGATCCTTTGGTACGACACCGAGGAGGAAGGCTACGAACTGGAGGTCGAGAACGAGGACGACCTCAACGCAGAGGACTTCAGAGCATGGGTCGAGGAGAACGCCGACAGCCTTGCACAGGAAGACGCCGCTGCAAACGGCACGACCTTCGAGGGCATCGAGGAGATCGACTACGAAACCGAATGGATCGACGATGACGCCCTTTTCGAGGCAGAATACGCAGATGCCTGCGAAAGCGAATGGGAATGGATGACCGGCAGATGAGCCGGTCGCCCCACCGGGGCGGCACAGAGCCGCCCTGTGGCGGGGATGCAGGAAGAGACGCATACGGATGCCATATCCGCCAAAGCCTCACACAGCGCAACCGTGCGCGTTTGTGGGCAAGGCATGATCTACACAATATAGCCTGCAAAAAAAGGCGTACATTCGTGATTACTCACGCTTGATAAAATGTTCATTCAGAGTTATCATGTTCCTAATGAAACGGGCAGATGCCCGAAAGAAAGGAACGAAAACTATGAGCAAGAAAAGATACTACCTAGCCTACGGCAGCAACATGAACTACGGACAGATGCAGGCACGATGCCCCGATGCAAAGCCGGTCGGAACGGCACTCCTCCTCGGATACGAGCTGCTGTTCAAGGTCAGCAAAACTGGCGCATACCTCACCATTGAAAAGAAGAAAGGCGGATGCGTTCCGCTTGCGGTGTGGGAGGTCAGTGCCGCCGATGAGAGAAACCTCGATCGCTGCGAGGGATGCCCCACATACTACTACAAGAAAGAGATGCGGCTTCCCGTTGAACGCTTCGCCAGCGGCAGAACGACCAAGACAAATGCCTTCATCTACATTATGCACGAGTACCGCCGATTTGGCATTCCGACAGGAAGATACCTTTACGGCTGTGTGAAGGGATACCGCACATTCGGCTTTGACCCGAAGTACCTCTACGATGCCTTTGAACGCTCCGCAAGCTACACATTTTGAATGTACATAATGCCCGCATAAACCGTGAAATGCGGCTGAATGATTGTGATTACTCACGCTTGATAACAGCCGCAGATCATGGTAATATGTGTACAACGGAAGGGAAAACGCCCTGACGAATTCATAAAACGGAGGATACGAACATGAAAAACATCACGAAGAAGGAACTGAACCGCATTGCCAAGGAGTACGGCTACGATCCGCAGTACCTTGAGGATCAGGTCCTCGACTGGGAGAGCGACGGCATCAAGGTGGATGCGCAGGACCTCGAAGACTACTGTGCAAACGGCGACATCTGAAAACAGCCGCCGTCCTTCTTCGGAGGGGCGGCATCAAAACAAAGGAGTGCATACCATGAACGATGAGATCAGAGCGCAGCTTGAGGAGATCGCCATTGAGGAATCCTACGGTATCCGCTTTGCGGGAGGACTCACACCTTACGGCGAAAAAGACGATCCCTACGATGATACCAATGCCGAGCATAACTTTCCGGGCATCAGTCTTCGTGAAGTAAGCCGAATGCTGGAACGAGCCTACTCGCTGGGCAGGCAGAGCAAGGAATAAGCGCAGCCCCTTCGGGGGCTGTTCTTCGTATCGCCGCCTGTTTGTGCCGCGTTCGCTCGTGTGGCGGCTATCGGCATCGCTTCGGATAACTTGCCCATGCGGAATGCCGCCCCACACGTCGCGTTCTGGCGCGTTTTAGGGGGAAGGCATAATGTACACAACAACAGGTGAAAAATCGCCATGCACATTCTGGTAGTTTAGCCGCTTGATATAATTTCCATTCAGAGTTATACTGTGTACAACGGCAAGGGAAACCGAGCCGAAAACAAGAAAAGCGGAGGAAAACACTATGTGGACTCAGGATACCATTACCTACAACGGAAAGACTTACAGATACGCAGTCAAGCATTTTGAGGAACCCAGCGAATTTGGATACGATGAGGGCAGAGCCTCAAAGATTTGGATCGAGCGGGACGGCAAGACGGTTTTCAATTACGACCGCGGGATGGACATCAAGGCGGCAGACAAAGACACCAAGGCAGTACTTGAGATGCTCCTGAAAAAGTTCAACTGAGCAGCATACGGGCATGGCAGCCAATTGGCTGCCCTCTGCTCTTTCCTCCGCTGCGAAGGGAGGTGAAAACATGGGAGCAATCAGCGATATATATCATGGACGGCTTGGCCCTACACACATCGTCGGTCAGGATAACAAGGAGTATCACGACCTGCTGAATGAATGCAGCCGACTGCGGGATGAACTGGAGAAGCGGCTGTCGGAGGAAGATAATGCAGTGCTGCAGGAAATATACGGGCTGCAGGCACAGCTTTCTTCCATTGAGATGGAGCAGAATTACTCCGAAGGATTCCGAGACGGCGCAAGGCTCATGAACGATGTGCTGAAATAAGCGGAACAAAATACATAGATGAGAGCTTACGATTTCGTAGGCTCTTTTCTTTATCCCATTTTTCAAGAAAGGAAGTGATGCGGATGGCTCAGAGAGGCAGAAAACCGAAGCCCACAGCGATCAAGGAACTGGAAGGAAATCCGGGCAAGCGTCCGCTGAATGATGCAGAGCCAAAGCATGTGAAAAAAGCTCCGCCCTGTCCGAAATGGCTGGAACCCGAAGCGAAAAAGGAATGGCGCAGGCTATCCAAGCAACTGGAGCAGATCGGCGTTCTGACAGAGGTCGATCAGGCGGCATTCGCATCCTATTGTCAGGCATACGCACGATGGAAGGAAGCCGAGGAATTCATGACGCAGCACGGCACGATCGTAAAGACCAAAAGCGGCTACTGGCAGCAGGTGCCACAGGTGTCCATCGCGCAGACCTACCTGAAGATCATGAACAAGATCGCAGAGCAGTTCGGACTGACTCCGGCGGCAAGAAGCCGTATCACTGCCGGTGCAGATATGAAGGATGCTGCCGTTGACGATATGGATGCACTTCTGGGAGGCGGCTGATGGCAAGAACAGCAAAAGCAAGAGAAAGACCTGCGAACTACCCGAAACTCACCGACTACCAGCCCACACGCTTCATGCTGCCGGATTCCCATTATGATGCGGCAAAAGCGGACAGGGCTGTTCGTTTTATAGAAAACCTCTGTCACACCAAAGGCCGCTGGGCAGGCAAACCGTTCTGGCTCTTGCCGTGGCAGGAACAGATCATCCGGGATATTTTCGGTGTGGTCAAGGAAGATGACACCCGGCAGTTCCGTACAGCCTATGTTGAGATCCCGAAGAAAAACGGAAAATCGGAGCTTGCGGCGGCAATTGCGCTGTATCTGCTGTACGCTGATAATGAGCCGTCAGCAGAAGTCTATGGTGCAGCGGCTGACCGACAGCAGGCATCCATCGTTTTTGATGTTGCAAAGCGCATGGTCGAAATGACCCCGGCGCTCCTGAAACGCTCCAAGATCATGGCGGCGACAAAGCGGTTGGTGAATTACTCCAATGTGGGGTTCTATCAGGTGCTTTCGGCGGAAGTCGGTACCAAGCACGGACTGAATGTATCAGGACTTGTTTTGGATGAACTTCACGCCCAGCCGAACCGCAGCCTTGTGGATGTTCTCACAAAAGGCTCCGGCGATGCGAGAACGCAGCCGCTGTACTTCCTGATCACCACAGCAGGAACCGACCGCAACAGCATCTGCTACGAATATCACACCAAAGCAAAGGATATTCTGGACGGCAGACGCATCGACCCTTCCTTCTATCCCGTGATCTATGGACTGAATGATGACGACGACTGGAACGCTGAGGAATCGTGGTACAAGGCAAATCCGTCCCTCGGATACACCATTACCATCGACCGCGTCCGGGATGCGCATCGTGAGGCGCTGACAAATCCCGCCGAGGAAAATGTATTCCGTCAGTTGCGTCTGGATCAGTGGGTCGGCAGTGCGGTCGCATGGATCCCAGAGCATATCTACGACAGAGGCAATCTGCCAATTGATATGGAATCCTTGCGTGGTCGGGAGTGTTACGCCGGACTCGACCTGTCCAGCACATCAGATATCACGGCTTTTGTTCTGGTATTCCCGCCACTGACTGAGGGCGACAAATACATCGTTATTCCCCACTTCTGGCTGCCGAGGGAAACGCTTGACCTGCGTGTCCGAAGAGACCATGTTCCTTACGATGTCTGGGAACGCATGGGCTTGTTTCATGTGACCGAGGGAAATGTGGTGGACTATAACTTCGTGCGTAAAACGATCAATGAGCTGCACACGATGTATAACATCAAGGAGATCGCTGCCGACCGCTGGAACGCTACACAGCTTATCACAGATCTGATTGGAGATGGGTTCACTGTCGTACCGATGGGCATGGGCTTCAAGGATATGTCGCCCCCGATGAAAGAGCTGTACAAGCTCATACTCGAAGGTATGTTCGTTCACGGCGGCAATCCCGTTCTCAGATGGATGGCAGGAAATGTGGTTGCTGAGATTGATGCGGCGGAGAATATAAAACCGAGCAAAAAGAAAAGTACCGAGAAAATCGACGGCATTGTCGCATGGATCATGGCGCTCGACCGAGTGATCCGCCATGAAATGCAGGGCAGTGTCTATGACGAACCCGATCATGACCTGATCGTTTTGTAGGAGGGATGCAGATGGGCTTACTCAACTGGCTCGGCTTCAATAAGCCGAGAGACGCACCGTCACTGCCGGATATCCGGGACAATGTCCGTGATTCCGGTAATTTGTTTGTATTCGGCATGACGCACAGCGGAGAGCGTGTGGACGAGAGAACGGCAATGCAGATCGTTACCGTTTATGCCTGCGTGAGACTGCTGTCAAATACCATCGCAGGGCTTCCGCTGCATCTGTACAGATATACAGGTGCCGGCGAGGATAAGGAACGCGCTACCGATCATCCGCTGTATAAAATTCTCTACCGACAGCCGAATCCCGAAATGAGTTCATTCTCATTCTGGGAGGCACTCATGTGCCACCTTTTATTATGGGGCAATGCCTATGCACAGATCGTCCGGGACGGCAAGAACGAGATCCTCGGTCTGTATCCGCTGCTGCCGGAAAACATGGAGATCGACCGCGATCCGAAGTCCGGCGACCTGTTCTACACCTATCATGCATACACCGATGAAAAGCCCGGTGAGCATGACAAGGATATCATTTTTCAGCGTGACGAGATCCTGCACATTCCCGGTCTGGGATTCAACGGCCTTATGGGATTTTCACCCATTGCCATGATGAAAAATGCACTGGGTGCGGCAATGGCGGTGGAGCGTTACGGCAGTGCCTTCTTCAAAAACGGAGCGCAGCCTGCCGGTGTTCTGGAACATCCGGGCGTGCTGAAAAATCCTGAAAAGATTCGTGAGAACTGGACAAGAGTGTACGGCGGTTCCCGCAATGCGCACCGCATCGCTGTTCTCGAAGAAGGAATGCAGTACAAACCAATCTCACTGCCGCCGGAGGATTCGCAGTTTCTTTCCACCCGCGAGTTCGATGTGGAAGAGATCTGCCGAATGTTTCAGGTTCCGCCGCATCTGGTGCAGGATCTGAAGCGCAGCACCTTCAATAACATCGAGCATCAGGGTATCGCATTTGTACAGTATTCGCTCATGCCGTGGATCATCCGCATTGAAAAAGGCATCATCAAAGACCTTCTGCTGGAAGAGGAACAGGATGAATATTTCCCGAAATTCAACGTGGACGGTCTGATGCGCGGTGATTACCAGAGCCGCATGAACGCCTATGCCATCGGTGTCGGCAACGGCTTCATGAGCCCGAATGATGTGCGCAGGCTTGAAAACATGGATCTCATTCCGCACGATCTCGGCGGTGATGATTATTACCTCAACGGCAGCTACAATAAGCTACAGGATGCAGGTGCAGCGTATGCTGCAAATCAACCGGAACAGTCAGATGATGACACGGATGAACCGGAAGAACAGGATACACAGGATGAGAGTCCGGACGAGGAAACCGATGACAGATTCCTGCGGAAGAAACGCAGGAAGAAATACAAGAATGGGGGTATGTGATATGCAGAAATTCTGGAACTGGATTCACGATGACAGTGGCGGCAGAGTTCTCCGCCTTGAGGGACCGATCGATTCAGAGTCCTTCTGGGGGGATGAAATTACGCCTGCCGCATTCCGTGACGAATTGTATGCGGAGGAGGGTGACATTACACTTTGGCTGAATAGTCCAGGCGGCAATGTGTTCGCCGCAGCCGAAATTTACACGATGATCCGTGATTATCCGCACAATGTCACTGTCAGGATTGCAAGTATCGCTGCTTCGGCGGCATCTGTGATCGCAATGGCGGGCAATACCGTGCAGATGTCTCCCACCGCACTTCTCATGATCCATGACCCTTCTACCATTGCTTTCGGCAATGCAAAGGATATGGAAAAAGCCATCGCAACGCTGAATGAGGTCAAGGAGAGCATCATCAACGCATATGCTGCAAAAACGGGACTTTCCCGCAGCCGTATCAGCAAGCTCATGTCGGACGAGACATGGATCAATGCGAAAAAGGCTGTGGAGCTTGGCTTTGCCGATGAGATTCTCTTTGACGAAAAAACTCAGCCGGAAAAGAAGGAGGAACAGCCTGACGAACCGAACGATCCTGAGAAGCCCGATCAGGAAGGCGGTGACGATGAGGGCGATGAAAAGAAAGAGACCGAAAAGAAGCCGTTCAAGCTGGACACCGGCGATGCCCTTTGGGAGTACAGTACCCGTGTCATGGGACAGACCATTCTGGGAAAGATCACCGCTTCCGCACCACCCGAAGACACAGAGCCGCCCGATGACAGCAAGGCAGATGATGCACAGAATCCTTCCGAGGAAGGGCTGACGGATACAGCACCGACTGTGACTATCCCTGTGATCGGTATGGACGGCAAGACAAAGGACGGCGCAATGCCGTATGAAATTCTGAAACAGCAGCTTGCTTTTCTTAGATAAGCAGGCTGTATTTTTATGACCGCCGGAGATATCCGGCAGAAACGGAGAAAAGATATGAGCAAGATCATGGAACTTCGCAGCAAGCGTAATACCCTGTGGGAGCAGACAAAGGCATTCCTCGAAAAGCACCGTGGTGAGAACGGTCTCGTGGAGGCTTCCGCAGTCGAGCAGTACAACAAAATGGCCGGTGAGGTTCAGGCTCTCGGCGCAGAGATTGAGCGTCTCGAACAGCAGGCTGCCCTGGATGCGGCACTTTCCGCACCGACCAGCAAGCCGGTCACCAATGCACCCGGCACAAAGAATACACCGCCCACCAACCCGACCGCAACCGACGAGTACAAGTCCGCCTTCTGGGATATGATCCGCAACAAGGGCGATCAGCTTGCAGTCCGCAACGCGCTTTCTGTCGGCGAGGACACCGAGGGCGGATACACCGTTCCGGACGAATTCGAGCGCAGACTGATCCAGGCACTCGAGGAAAACAACATCTTCCGCCAGATGGCAACGGTTATCAAGACCAACAGCGGTACCCGCAAGATCCCGATCGCTAACGATACGATGGAAGCACAGTGGATCGATGAGGGTGAGGAGATCCCGGAGACCGACACCAGATTCGGTCAGACAACCCTCTCCGCATACAAGCTCGGTACAATGATCAAGATCAGCAACGAGCTTCTGCACGACTCCGCTTTCGACCTCGCATCGTATATCGCTGCACGTTTCGGTGTAGCAATGGGCAATGCCGAGGAGCGTGCCTTCTTCACCGGTGACGGCGACAAGAAGCCGCTCGGTATTCTCGATGAGACCGGCGGTGCAGAGCTGGGCGTGACTGCTGCTTCGCAGACAGCGATCACCTTCGATGAGATCTTTGATCTCTACTACAGCCTGAAGTCTCCCTACCGCAGAAACGCACAGTTCGTCTGCAACGAGACCATCCTCCTTCAGCTCATGAAGCTCAAGGACAAGAATGACAACTATCTCTGGAAGCCGTCTCTCGACATCGCAAAGCCGGATACGCTGCTCGGCAGACCCATTCGCACCTCTTCCTTTATGCCCGGTATCGCAAAGGGTGAGCGTGTTCTCCTCTTCGGTGACATGAAGAATTACTGGGTGGCTGACCGTCAGAACCGCACCTTCCGCCGTCTGAACGAGCTGTATGCCCGCACCGATCAGGTCGGCTTCCTTACCACCCAGCGTGTGGACGGTCGTCTCATCCTGCCGGAGTCTGTGAAGGTGCTGAAGATGGCGGGTACGAAGTCCAACACCACGGGTGGCGGCACAACTGGCGGTAACACCGGCGGCAACGGCTGATAAGAACGGAGGGCAGATAAGTGAATCTGATCTCACTGCCTGAAACAAAAAACTACCTCCGCGTTGA